GGTCCAAATTTAACTCCTCCGCCTTCGTCATAACCTTCTCCAGTTATATAATTACTATTAGTTGGATAAAATTGCCAACCGGTATTGGTTGGTGTAGTAGTTGTTGCTGTTGGTGCCACTGTTGCTGTTGGTGGACACGGAGGCAAACTTCCATCTGGACATGTTTGTGATTGTCCAGTTCCATCACCCCCTCCTGTCGACTTGTCTTGAAAAGGTCCATAACCTGCCTCTTTTAAATAATCTTTTCCCTGATCACTCATTACATCGAGTGTTGAACCAGTGCTCTTTATACCGTGATGTGATTTAGTCTGTTTTAAACCTTGATGCGACATAGCCCATTCTCGATTTAAACCTTCATCTTGTGCAAATTTTGTTCTTTGTCCTAATTTCTGTGCATCACTCCATTTTTTCGCTGCCTGAAAAGCAGCTATTCCAAAACTTGGAACGAATGTAGATTTAGTTCCTTGAGTAGTTGTATCTTTTGGTTTTGTCTTAGAAGTAAATGTAGTTTTGGTTTTTAGGTGTTGGCCATTTCCCGTTCCACTCTTGCTACCATTACCACTATACTTAGCACCCGATCCGCCTGTTGGCATTGGGGTATAATCTTCTCGTCCTGCTCCTCCTGGCATTATTTTTTCCTCCCTATTGCTTTAGTTCTACGATCCTCAGCCGTTCTCTTCATTTTTTCTATTTGAAGTTTCGCTTCGGCTATATCTCGTGTTTGTTGTAATTTTTCTTCAGCAATTCTAATTCTTTCTCCTGCTTGATCTTCAACGCTTTCTAATTTCATCTTCTGCATATCAATGCCTTCATCAAAATGTTCTTCTGTCATACCTACTTCAGCTAGTTTTTCAGCTGACTTACGTTGCATATCCATAGCTTTTAAATCCAATTCTCTTTGTTTCAATGCAACCAATGGATCTTGTTGTTTACCCGTCAGTTCCCCTTGTACTAATTTTTGTGTAATGTCTGCACATCGTTGTGCAATCATTCCTGCCACTTTAATCTGCGCTCCTTTAGGATCTGATTGAAGCATTTGCTGAAGTTGAGGATTCTGTTGAATTTCCATTCCTATTTCTCCGTGAGCTTTTAAACTAACATGTTGAGAAATATGTCCTTGAAGCAATGCATATACCATTGGATTAATTTGAACCATTCTGGATTGCATATAGGCTGAGTGTGACTGAATGTGTGCGTCTTGATCCTGGTCTGGAAATGCATGGGGTATTTGCATTTTTAATGCTTCGGCATTTTCAATTGCTGGATCTTTCGGAACAACAGGTGGTTCTGGTTTTAATATTTTGTCAATTTCCCTAGTTCCTAGTGCTTCATACAATCTTCGATAAGATTCTCGTATGTTATGTAGACCTGGGTTAGACATTGCAATTTTTAATTGTTCGTTTGCAAGAGTTACTCTTTGACTTAAACTGTAAATATTAGGGTCTGCAACAGGTAAAACATCAACTCTCTCATCAAAATCTTGTGTCTTTACCATTCTGTTTGCACCATAAACTGCATAAGGATAAACTGGAGGCAAATAGGTACCAAAAATGGATGATAAAAGCTTAAATTCTTGTCTCATCGCGTTGTAACAACGCTTATGAATAGCCGTCATGACTCTAGAACCACGCTCCAAAAGAGCCATTGTAGTTCCAACCGCCCTATTTTGACTATCTTGACCAACAGACATATCGGTAATGGCAGCGAATTTTTGTCCAGCTTGTACTACAAAACCTAAAAGTTGAAAAAGTGTTGCTGAAGGCTCTTTAAAAGGCAAAATTTGAAATTGATCCTTAATATTACCACCTGGAGCATCCACATCTCTAAATTCTCCTGGTGCAAAGGGCTGATCATCATCCCTGATTCGAATTCCTCTTGATTTAAAGCCTGCTGGAAGATTACTTAGTGTTCCTGCATCCAATAGTTGTCTTAAAGCTTGTGTTGCAGTTCTGGATAACCCACCAATCATGTGAATTAAGCCAAAACCATAAAATCCTAATCCTGGACAGAATTTATAATGATTAAAATACTCAATTCTGTTGTGTAAAGGATCATCAGGTTTATAATTTCTATAAATTGATAAAACTTCATTGGATCCTTCATCAAGAGTTACAATGTAAGGAAGTTTAACTTCTCTAGGCGCATTATGCATCTCAAATTCTTCTAAATGTAAATCCACATGCATTTCTAAAATATTATAGCTACTTGGCCTGTCTGCTATTGGAGTAATTCCTTCTAGTTCATTATATTTTTTCTGAATTTCATCAGTTTTAGGTTGAACTACTTTTAATTCAACATCTCTATAAAAACCTGCTTTTTGTCTTTTAAGAATATCATTCTCACTCATTCTTACAACGTGAGAAATTCTTTCACATCCTAATAAATCGGTTGCAAAGTATGGAACCACTAAATCTTCTGCTGGAACAAATTTTGCTACAGCTCTTTCCATTACTTCATCATAATAAATTTTTTTAAAAGCGGATCCAGCTAATGGAAGATAAAATAAAAGTTGATCCATCTCTGGAGTATATTCTTGCATTTTTTCCGTTAGCATATAGTTCATAAAATCTTGAACTCTATCTGCTTGTTTTTGTATCTCTGGAGTTTCTTCTCCTACAATTTTACATCTAACCGGACCGTCAGGAGGAAGAAGTTCTTTAAAAGCTTGTGCTTGAAATTGGGTAACTGCTTCTGCCAGCAGTGGATGAGTAACATTAGCCGATCCTCTGAAAGGACGAGACATTTCAGTGTATTTAAACCCTAAAAGATCTAAACCATTTTTATAAGTCGTCTCCCAGTCTTTTCGGCTAATTTTATCTTTTTTGTATTCAGTAACTAATGTATTGGAAAGTCTCTGAAGAACACGTTCATCCATGTCTTCAGCTAGATTGGAGTAAAAGTCGTCTACCTCTGAAGTTTCCTCTGTTCCATATTCAACAGCTTCTTCGCTAGGTTTTTCAACTTCAACAGCAACCTCTTCTTCAGTCGCCAAACCTTCTTCTTCAACGACTGGATTTTCTTTTTCCACATCGACCATGTTTACCAAGTTCTAGTTGTAAGAACACCATTCAGTTTAGTTGCAACTTTAACTTCTCCACCTTGAGTAGTCCAAGAACTATCAGGATTAGAACCTCGAGTTCGTACTTGAGTACCGTGTCGAGCGTTAATCATTTTACCTTTTTTAGCCGCATTCATTCCAGGCATTACTTCGTGAGTAGTACCTTGAACTGCTGCACCTGTGCCTCTAGTTTCTGATTTAACTAATTGTCCTTGATATGCTTTAATAGCGCCACCTTTATTCCAAGGCCACCAGTCTGGTTTCCAACTTTTTTTATTTTTCCAAACATCTTTTCCTTCTTTGGATACACCGCCTTGTTTACCGATTTTCTCCATACCTTTGTCCCATAGACCTAGATTTTCAGCAACTTTTGCATCTCCAGTATCTAAACCACCAAAATATTTAGAGCGAATAGCTTTTGACCCAGATGCACCTGCTTTAGACATAGCATGAGCCGCTAAGCCAGCACCAATTGCCCCAATAATTTTTTTTAGTTTTTTCTTTGCCATGATATATATATCTCCTTGTTTAAACTTCTTTTATATTACCATTTAAATATATCCACTACTAGACCGCCTGTTTTCTTATAAAGTTTAAAAGGCTTTTCTAACATATCTGGTGTAATTTTCAATCCAAAAGCTTCAGAGTAAAGTCTAGGGTCATTGGCTTCAAGTTTAAGAATTTTCAAGGCCCCTTCCCTTTTTGCTAAAGGCTTTTGCTTCCGCTTCTGTTTCAAATGCCATTATATGTTCATCCACCGGCTTTCTGAATCCTAGCTTTCGCGCGTTAGATTCGGGACCCGCAGAGATACTTTCAACAACTTTCCACGGCTTCGTTGGATCGGATTTTGAAATCATAATCGTTCTGGCCTCGGAATTATATTGGTTTGCCAATTTAATCATTCTTTCTGGCAAAACAGCCGTCAGTTTAGAGTTAGTTGGTACAACTTTAACATTAGAACGCCTAACATCGGAATAGCCTTTAACTCCTGGCATTCCTCCTTTACCGGTAGCGGTTCCATAAAATTCCCAGTCTCCCAGTTTACCTATGGCATCTGATCTATCTCCAGAACGTTTTAAAACGTGTAATCGTTCTACAGGATGAATGGCAAACCATTTGACATCATTAGCGGCTGCCGTCTTAGCCATATGTTTAACCAGGTGGTCTCCCCACACATCTCTTTCGAGCATGGGTAAAAATGGAATAGTGTTGTCTGATCTTTTAGCGACCGCTTGAGCAATATTAGTTGCATTAACCGTGTTTTTTCTTAATTCGTCTCCCTGTTGTCTTAAAGATCTTAATGCTTGTCGATCTGCATAACTAGGCCATTGTTTGGCATGAATCACTTTCATTTTATCGTAAATATTTTGTAGAGCTCTAGTTGCCTGGGCAAACTCTGCTTCAGTATTGAAAGGGTTAACTCTTAGTTTACTTGGATAATTCACCATAGCTTCATAAGCTTTTTGATGCACATCCGACTGCGCTTCATGAAGAACAAATGCTTTGTTTCTTTCGGGGCCTCCCACCGTTCTCATTCCATAACGGGNGTGGTANATTTGATTCATAAAGTCTTCACCTTTTAGTGATTCAAAGTGAGAAGGANNAACATTACGGTTGTAAGGAATTTTTTTATTATAATAAATAACATCCTCAATATATCTCTCATCGCCGTGCATGGTGTAAGTCTGATGATCACCAACGCCATATCGAGGNGTTTGATTTTCTACATTTTCACGACCTAGTTTTCGCNCCAATTTTAAGTTTCTGGCTTGAAGAGCTTTTATTTCTGCTTGATTGGCAATCGGCTGCATATTAATTTTAGCAAACTCTTTATTTATGTCCGTGACTAATTTCTCGATTGATTTGATCTGGGTGCCCGCTGATTTTACATTCTCTATATGATTGGTAATACTTTCAGCATGCTGAAAGTCTTTTTGTACTCTTTGTTCTATCACTCCAAAATCCTTTTGTAGCTCAGCAATTTTATCAAGAACTTTATTTTTATTAGTAAAAAATAGATTTCCCTCTCCAACCGTTCCGCCTGCAGATGGCTGTTGTATATTTATTTTATCATACATCTTTTTTAATAGTGTCTGACTATCTTTCATAATTGGAGATATTTCTGCCGCCGGATTGGTAATATATTCAAAACGCTTCACTTTTAAATTAACCGCAGGTGAATTAATAATCATTTTAAGCAGATCTGTTTTATGCACCTCCATATTGGCTTTGGCTGCCGTGTTTAAAAATCCACCCACCAATTCATTCTCTTTATTAAAATAAGCAAGATTAGCATCTTCCATTTCTTTTCGGGAAACATTCATCCTAATATTCTGATAGCCTGGGTTGTTGCTTTTAAACTGAGATAGCTTGTTTGAATTTTTTAATTGCTGCGCCCAGATTTTAGCAGGTAAAGGCTTCAGCGATGGATGTTGCGCCACCCAGTCATAAAGCGAAGAGCCAAATCTTCCTTGGCCACTTCCCTGACTTAAAGGCAGTTTAATAGACTTCGCCTGAAGTAAATCCATCGTTGCCCGATAGTCTTTAGCGTGCTGAACAGCTTTTGGCGTTTGCGCCACCAGCTCCATCGATTGCACCGTGGGTGTTTGAGCCGTGGCTAACGTTTCAGTCACCTTGTCCACTGTTAGAGAAGGCATTTGTGCGGAAGGCGCCTTCAACTTATTCATCTTGATTAAATTTTTAAGGAAAGGAATTTTTCTCCGGCCCAGGTACAAAGCTGCTGCGCCAATACCTCCAAGGCCCACGGCTCCCGGAAGCGCGGACGGTTCGTATCTTTTATCTTCAGCCATTATAATAAATCCTTATCTACGTTTTTACCAATGATGATTGCACCCTCTTTAGCTTCCACAATAGGTGTGTATGTGCCATCCCTGTTCATAATCACTGTTCCTTTTGGTCCATAATCTTCTGCTAATACTTTTCCTTGCTTTGAACTCCAAGGATATTTTTTACTACCAATAACAGGCATATTACTTTTAGGGTCTCCTATTACTTTAGGAGTAATTATTCCTGTGTCTTGTGCTCGCTTTTTTGCAAGTTCTATTTCTTTTAGCTTTATCCTTTTTCTCATGTCTATTATCTTCTTGGCTTTCTCTCTCCAGCCTTCAGCTTTATATTTTGTTGGTGCAGGCATTATAATAAACTCCTATCTACATTGTTGCCAATGGTAACTTCACCACCGTGGCTATGTTTGGTTGCACTCTTTGATTTAATTCTATTAATATAACTTTCAAGATTTTTAAAATCTTTATGAAGTATATCTAATTTGTCTTTAGTTTTAAATTTATTATATTTATCTAGTTTATAAACCTGTGTTAAACTTTTAGCTTTACTCCATAACAAAGGCATAGCTTTTCTATTATGTTTTAATACTATCTTTGCTTGTTTTTTAATTTTATGTTTTAAGCCTTCACTAATAACCAATTTTCTTAAATCATCGGGTTTAACTTTAGTTACTCCTAAAGGAGTAAGTTCTGGAGTTTTTAATTTTTTAGTATCTGTTTTTAATTGGAGCCTGCTTCTTTTCATTTTAGAAAAAACTTGGGGAGTTTCCTTTTTAAATATTTTGAAACCCTTTCTAATTCCTTTAGTCAGCAACGCTCCTCTTAATAATTTAACTGGACCACCTTCAGCTTTTTTAATTTTTTTTCTTTTCTTATAACCCTTTAATAATAGACCAACACTTTTTTTAATTGATGTCGGATCTTGTGCCATGTGAACTCCACCATACATTCTCGACATTTCAGCACCCCAACTTTCTCTTGACCCTACATAAGGCATTCTTCTAATAACAGCACCAGCACCTTTAGGATGCATTTTATGCATTATACCCCTTATTCCATAATGAGTTCCTTTTTGAGTTTTAATTTCTATCCCTCCTCCACTTACGGGTTTTTGTTTAAACTTGTGCTTTGCGGTAGTTCTTGCACCGTGTACATAAATTTTGTCTAGATGAGTGCTTTTAAATTGTTTTCTATATTCTTTTGCGTACTTTTTTTTCTTTATAAGTTTTTCCGCTCTAGAAAGAAGCTTTCTGCCCGCTTTAGTTTTTAGCAAATATTTGCCACCTCTAATTACACTCATAGCAAATCCATATCCACGTTCTTACCAATCACTATTTCGCCACCCTCAGCTCTATTAAGGACTTCGCCTTTAGGATTTACTTTAAGCTTATATTTTTTAATGAGTTCTTTCTTAGCTGAGTTGTATGCTGAATGTTGACTCAGGCCTGTTGCTTGATTCTCTTTAAATATCTTTTCAAATATCTTTTGAGCTCTCTTTCCTACTCTTGCCTTTTTAAAGGCTAGATTCAAAAGGGGAAGCCCAAATCTAAATACAGTCATTTTGATTCCTAATAATATACAAATTTTTTACCCTGGTTCTGTTTTTTTTCTTCTTCCCAATCGGAATAAGTGGTTACAAAATACCCTTGTCGATATCTTAACACAGCTTGGGTGGTACTATCTACATAGTCATCGTTGGCGCCGTGTGGAAAAGCAGCGCATTCCTCGATTACTTCGTGAGCAAACCGTTCTCCCTCGGGATACCAGACCTGGCCTCCTTCGAATACCGGAGCACAGGCGTTGACCCGTGTGTACTTGTCTTTCCCTTTTGAGGGAACAAAATCAATAACGGGAATACCCATTCTTCTAAACTCTTGCGCCAGAGGCTGGCCCGTGGCTTTTGCTTCAATGATTACCGTCTCGGGTTCCCAGTACTTGTACTGATCCAGCGCGACTACTTTTAATTCAGGAAAGTCCCACTTGCCACGGACCGCGTCTAATAAAAGAATTGCCATGGGCTGATCTTCATAAGGTTGAAATATTCCCCATGTGGTAATCGCTGAATAGTCGGCTGTTTCTTTTTTTGAAAAAGCGGTATCATAAGATTGAATAACATGTTTGAGTTTAGGAAGACCCTCGTCCCACACTTGCCACCAGTCTCGTTTAATGATAGCTCCTTCTTCAGAGGTAGGCTCCTGCATATACTGCGCTGACCAATTCCGAATATTCAAAGATGCTTTAACTTTTTCTAATTCTTCAAATGACCAATACTCTGGCCAGACTGGATCACCACTCGGCATAATTGCAGGAAAAGAAATTTGTTTCCATTTATCTGCCTTGGGTTCCTTTTGCGCTTTAATCAAACGACCGGTTAGATCGTCTTCGGCCCATCGAGTCATAACTAATACAATCGAACCTCCAGGCTGTAAACGTTGTCTGGGTCCGGATGTATACCAATCATATGCACGCGCCATGGCCCCCTCGGACAGAGAGTCTTGTTCAGTGTGTGGGTCATCTATAATTAAAAGATCCGCACCACGTCCCGTGATTGCTCCTCCTACACCGGCGGCGAAATATTCGCCTCCATGATTTGTTTCCCATTTCCCTTTGGCCTTAGCATCTTCTCGAAGTCTAACATCTCCAAAAATTTGTGCATATTCCGGAGAAGCTAATAGGTTTCTAACTTTACTACCAAATCTAGTAGCTAATTCTGTATTGTGAGATACTTGCATCAATTTCATTTTAGGATTTCGTCCCATTAACCACGCAGGAAAAAATACAGATGCAAATTCTGATTTAGTATGCCTTGGTGGCATATTAACAATTAGTCTACCTTTGCGTTCCTTTGCAATTTTCGTATATTCATTAGCAATAATTTGATGATGTCCCCAATCTTCCTGCTTATCTGTTTTTTTAAAAATAAATTCAGGCCAAACTTCTTTAACAAAATATAAAAAATTATCTTGGCAGAGCTTAATATGCTCGATCCATATCTTTTCTACCTTGTTTCTTAGCTGTTCTATGGTTAATAAATCCGTATTCATGGCTCTAGATATTTAAAATTTTTAAATTTTTTTTTAAAGGAGTCCCATATCGTTTCCTACCCCAATGCGTCTGTGTTTCTTGCTTAAAGACACGCG